TAATTTTAGAAAAGTTTCTACCGATTCTAAAGTTGCAAAGGATCTTAGGCTATCACCGAAGCCATCGAATACTACATATTTGTGATCAGGGTCTATCATTAGTCTTAACTCATGTTTATCTTGATTCATCTTACACTTTCTATAGTTAAACTACAATCTTGACAAACTAACTGAAAGGGAATAATCATGTGGACAACTCCATCAGCTACTGAAATGCGTTTTGGTTTCGAAGTAACAATGTATGTAATGAACAAATAATAAAGGGCCTTTCGGCCCTCTATTGTTTTAAAAGAATCCAACCTTTTGAGAACGAGGTACTTTGAAATTATAAATATCTCGTATTGCATTGAAATAAATTTCTTTATCCCCTGTCTTGGGAATCATATGTGATTGACACTTTAATTTTTGTATCATTCTTTTATGATCATAATCAGCATGGTAAAACAACTCAATCATGCAGCTTAAAAAATTACTACTCTTATAGTTAGAATAATAATTACCAATCTCGTCTAGTCTTTTGGCATTCTCCAATGCACGCTCATAGTTTTTAATCTTAAAGTCACCAGATTTAAACATACGTCCATGCTCACCGGAGCGTTGTCGACTATCACTAAGTAACGAAATACAAACAGTATAGTTGAATCCAGTCTTCTGCATAAACTCTTTAAACTTTAAATATTCTGGATACCCAAGCTCACAAAACGATTGAAGCCTGTCATTGTTATTCCAGTTTGCTGTATTCTCATTAAGTCTACGCACCTCATCAAGATCTAAATTATTAATCTTCATAAAATACACTTCTTTTTTGAGAAATTTTGCAGCTTCAAATCGATGTTGGCCATCGATAATTTGCCTTTTCTTATTAACGATAATCGGAATAGGAATATATTTTTCCTTCATAGATTTCAATAGCCTTCTAAAATTAGCTTTGTTAATATTTCTATTACCGTTAATATAAGTAAACGCATTATAATCAGTAGTTACGTATACATCATTTGCTTTTTTCATAATCATTCCTTGTAAAGTTAGTTAATTGTTTCTTGGTTTACGTAAACGTTCACCTTGTTTACGCATCTTACTTATTTGTTTGCGAAAATAATCTTTGTCTACGTGAATTAACTGTAGACATAACTCCAAGACTTCATTATCTTCAAACAAAAATTGTGCTGCTTCTTTGCGTACCTCTTTCTTTACTTTCTTACCTAAGTATTCATCCAATGCATTTTGCAATACACCTAAAATTAAACGTCCACGCCAATCATCAAGTGAATAACTGTGTTGATGAGTAATACGTTCACATTCAGGATCCGCTAAAAAATCTAAACTTTTAAATGTAGCCATTACAGTCCTTTCATTGCATCGATTAATGCATACTTGATTTTCACTTGCTTATCACCTGTCAGTTTTTGTACGACTGAAAGATTGGCTGTTGCAAATGCCTCCATCTTTTTTAACTTTTCTTTTGCATCGAGTTTCTCTTCATCTATTTCCTTAATTTGTTTAAGGATCTCAATGTATCGATTCATCAATGCATGATCATCTACAAAAGTTAAAGCTTCTTTCCCTGGTAGATTCAGGGCATAGGCTTTTTTGTTACAGGCGCAGTTTCCCTTACCTTGTCAGCCATTGATTTAGTCGCAGCATTGCCATCATCATCTTCTGGCGCAATACCTGTAGCAGCCATTAATGAATAACGTCTAGCGTAAGTCAATGCAGAACCATACCCCTGTGGTGTTTGTTTATCAGCCGGCACCTGAATAATGCCACCTGTAATTGCTTCACCACTTTCATGTAATAAAACAGTTTCCACTTTTACGCCATTATCACATTCATGTGTTTTTTGCATTAACGCAATACCATGATTGTTTAATGCATCAAGCACAGCTTCAACGCATCCCGCTAAATCAACGTATGCGCTACGAAAGTGTGGGTTGGTACTGTTTTTAATTGCTGGTGCAAATTCCTTTTGTGCTGCTACGAAAGCTTTAGCAATCGCCGAGGTTGTTGTTGTCATCACATTCTCCAAAATAAAGTTTAATAATTTCTTGTCTTTTTGTAGTGTCTTTAACGTTGCGATAAAGCACTTGCAAAAACGTATTTGTATCTTCTTGTTTCATACTGTGATCGTATTGATCACCCCCTAAGTTATTGATATCACTCATTAATATTCTCCCTATCTTTAATTTTAAGTTTTGATTGTCGAATGACATACCCATCTTTAGCCGGCAATGTCCTTGCGGGTTGCGGCTTAAATTGTCGAACAGGCCAATCAATTCCATAACGCCCCGCTACGGCGTATTGATTGTCACGCATTTCATCCATGATTTTTGTCTGATGATTATCAATTTCCTTTTCTCGCTCAGTAATTTCATCACGGAGTGTAACAATTCTTTCAGCAAGCTCTTCACAATGAGGCAATTCAATTTCAGTTTTATCTGCTTCATTAAATACTCGTGCAGCTTCATCCGGGGATTGACTCTCGTAAAAATCAATTTCCTCATTCGTTAGATACTTATCAATTCTTTTTTGAAAATCCATAATAGCGTCATGCAATTGAGATAAGACTTCATCATCCCTTTTGTATACAAAAAGTCTCAGCGTGGTGCCTTTATATAGCACGCACAATACACCTACTTCAGCATGACAAATATCCATCTGCATCTGTAATTGTAATACCCCACGATAAAGCGGCAATGTATCGGCTGTCTCAACATCATGGGCGGTCACTTTAGATTCTAAAATAATCGTACCCTCAAGATTAATGGAATCTGCATTAACACAAATGATCCCCTTTTCTATATCAGTCATGATCTCTTTGCCATCGCCCTCAATTGTGCCATCCAGTGAGCATGCAATGGGTAAGGTGTCATGATGATACGCCTTGTCATGTGTTGTTTTTGGATTGCCTAGGCCTAACCGAACACATGCTTCATTTAATATGATTGGTTCTAAAGTATTGCCCCAATTCATAGGTTCTGAACTTATTTGAGGTGGTTCGATACCATGATTGGCATCCATGATCATTTTTAATAATTCATTACGCGATTGAAAGCGCGAACAACCCATCAATACAGGCATCTGAGATGCACTTAACTCTTTGTTACTTGTGACTTTTCCTACCATTTTTAACTCTCCCTTTTTTCTAATTCAATTAAAATTTGATCGACCGCGCGTAAAAATTCCCAACACGTCCGGTCATCGATCTTGCCTTGCTTTTCTAAGTTTTCGGCATGATGTAAAGCATCATATAAAACTTGATTAGTCATATTATTTCCCCCTAAATAAATCTAAAATCACATCAATAGTGGCGGCTAATAAAAATATCAGCATGCTTAAACCAATAAAACTTAAAATAATAAAAAATAATTCCATCATCTAACTTCCTCCAATGCAGTCTCAATGCACTCTTTTTGTGTTTTTAAATACACCGATCCACCGTAACTAATTTGCTCAAAGAGTTTCCCTTTTTGACAAAGAACCTCTTTCGGTGTCGGATACCAAAGATCTAAAAAATCCTCAATGGTATTTTGTAGACCGATACCAATTAAAGAACCAATAAGGATGCCGATAGCAAGCCACCGGCACCCGTACGAACCATCAACGATTTTACTTGTCATTAAATACTCCCTTATGAATTAAATCTTCACGTATGCATCGATAACCATTGAAGTTATCTTTGCCACGATAAAAAGACTCATAAAATGTAGCGGCCTCATCACATGTACTAAAAGAACCCTCAATGGTCTCATGAGTACCAAAAACCGTTACATTGCTCACGATTAGAATGAATTCAGCTATCATGCTGAGGCCTTAACGTAATATAATTTGCTAAGGCCTCAAGAGCCGGCGCTATTTTGTCTTCGTAATCAGGCTCATCAGCAAGCCGCTCGCTTATTTCATATATTAATTTTGATGCTTTAGTTTTATTCATGAATTTCCTCCCCATTTTCATCAAAAACCATAACATCTTGATCATGGCCTATTAAATTAATAAACTCTTTTTTTGCCTCTTGAGGTGTTTCAAAACCCTCAATAGTTTTAGTTACAAGTCCCGTAATAATATATTTATTCATG